CATTACCATTCAAGTCGAAGATACGAATACCAGTGCCAGTGAAGGCTATAATGTATCGCTCATTGTCGTCTCGATTGATAATATGAATTTTAGTCTTTAGTGGTAGCGTAGGTAGTTTCTTAATGTGTTGCGTTGGTGGTCTCTTTTGTAAACCTCCTGCTTCTGTAGAGTAGCCATTAATCTGTTCCTCTAGCTGTTCTGCATGACGCAACTTAGGTGGCTGTTGAGATATACCTGCAATTAGGTTCTTAATGGTTTGCTGTACAAGTGCCATCTGTTACCCCCTATTCATATAAGTTTGTATTGCAGGGTTCTGAAGGATATTAGATTGCTCTAAAGTTATCTCGTTTTCCATCATCTGCATATACGCTTGTGCTTCTTCCTTTTGAAGCTCCTGCATAATCGTAGGGTCTCCTAAGTATCGTGCGACAAAATGATTAGCTGTGCGTACAGTAATATATTGTCGGAATACCTGTGGCATTTCTTCAAAAGGTACATATTGAATTACTTTAGCGGTCAGTGGTGCGTCAAAGCGGTCTGTGTTATTAGTTACATCGTATAGCCACTCATCACGCTTTCTCACGATACGCTTGTCGTCAAACTGAATAGACAATATAGCGTCGTCCCAAAGGATACGCTTAGAGTGCTCATCAGGGATTAAAATGAATGGGTTGATTGTATTGAAAGTCCACCCCATTACCTGAATAGCTCTTGTCTCAGCTTCTAACATACGAACTGCATTGATCGTGTCGACATTCTCACTGTTCTCTAAAGTGTCTACAGGAGCTTCACCCATAGCTCCGCATATTTCATTCACTGCGTCCAGTTTGGTTAGTGGTGTTAAAATCATGTGTTCTCCTTTAGACAAAAAAGGGGATAGCCATAAGACTACCCCCTAGAGTTACTTTAGATTATTTAGCCAAGATAATACCAGAAGCTTCAGGACGTAAACCGCCATGACCTACTGCGTTCTTAGCAATAATCATATCTGCTTGCAACTCAGCACGGCGAGCGTGTTCTAATTGCAAGTCTTTAAGTTTTACAGTTGCTACTGCTGTACGATGAGCACAAACTGCTAATGCATTTGCATAATCAGCAGGGAACTCATGACCTTCAGGAGCTGTACCAAGCATACCTGTTTTGTCGGCACCGCCTGCTTTCAAGTGTGGTACTGCTACGATTTTGAAGCCACAGAGTTTATCAATGTTACCATCGACAATAGTTGCTACTGCACCATAGTCTTTATTGATAGCGTCTTTAGAAGCAATCAATGCACTCTCAACTTCAGGAGTGATGTATGCAAAGCGTTCTTCTTCAGGTACATACTGGGAAGTCCATTTAGATTTCATTTCAAGCAAGCCATCAATTACAGCTTTACCTGTCTCATAGTTAATACCTGCACCACCTGTAATAGTTTTCTCTACGACAATACCTTTGCCTAAGCCAGTGATATTCTCTTTGTTAGCTTTTACAAGTTTTGCAATTTCAGCTACTACAGCACCATCGGAAGCAATAGCTAACGCTTCACCTAATTGTTTAGCGTATTCGCTTCGTACCTCATAGTGAAGCATAGCTTCGTAAATATCAGTGATAAGTACGTCAGCTGTCAATAAGCCATCAATGTTGATGGTAATTTCATTGTGTGGAATTGCTTCACGAAGATCGTCAAGATTGGAACCTGCTGGCAAGTAGTGAGCTTTACCACGACCCATTACTGGGAAGGTAGTCGCTTTACCATTGTCAATAGATTTTGTCATATGGTTGCCCATAACTTTGCCTGCTCGTGTGAAGGCTTTTAATACATCACCACTGAATACTTTAAGAAAATTTGCTAATTCATCGCCTGTGTTTTGTACAGAAGCGGGTTTTTGATAGTTTGTTACACCTGCCAAATTTGTTCTCCTTTAGATTAGAAATTAGAATTAATAATTTTTTGTTCCACTTGTTTACGATAGATTGGGTCTTTGTCGTAACGTGGGTCATTCATTGCGTCTAACATTTGTTGTTTAGACAAGTAAGCGTTTGTGTTGTCGGCTGTGCCACCTGTGGACTGCCCTAAGATTGTTTGATTAGTAGTACCATTGACTGCCTTCATGTTTGCTTTTACACCTTGGATAACCATATTGATTACACCTAAGTTGCCTGTGTTAATCGTGTCGTTGAAGTCTTGTACTGCTTTTTCACCTTGGGAGTTGACGAATTGAGCTACTTGACGATACTCATCTTCACCACCTGCAAAGCCTACTACTGCTTCTACACCACTGATGTATGCGTCTACGACTTCTTTTGGATAACCTGCATTTGCTAAGGCTTCTAAAGAAGCGGACGACAACTGACCGTTTTTGTTGTACTCCTCTTCAAGAGCTTTAAAGTCGACGTTACGCTCTGCTAAGTCTTTCTGTAGTTCTTCTGTAGCCTGCTGTTGTTGAGCAAAGGCTTCCTGTACTGTATTTGTCTGAGCGTCAACTGCTGTTGTAGCGGTTACCTCTGTAGTTTCTGTTTGTGTGTTTTCTACCTGCGGTTGAGCTTCAGTTTGTACCTGTTGTTGATCCTCAGTAATCGGTTCTGCTTCGACAATCTGAGTATTGTTTTGGGCATTAGCTACAATGTCCATTAGTTCATTACCTCACTTTCATTCATTGCTCCTGACATAGCCTGCTCTACTAGAGCCTGCTCCTGTTGAGCTTCCATAGCTTGTTGTTGTTCCTGTTGTATCTCCTCATCTGTCTTGATGAGCCCTGTAGTATCAATACCTAAACTTGTCGCTATTGCAGTGAGCCATTGGTTCACCTTCATGTATCCCATAGCGTCAGGCATTTGACTTACCACTCCCATAAAGGTCATGAACTTATTGAAGTCATGTCCTCGTCCTAGTGCTTCCATACCAGTTGTAATTGTCGGCTCTACGAAGCCTTCAGGAAGCTGTGCGACTTCTCCTCGTGCCATAAGGACTGCTAAGATACGTCTCACAAGTGGCAACTGGAATTCTTGAGTTAAAATGCTGTATACACCACTCAAGGTGTCCTCTAGTTCACTAGCGACTGTCCTGATTTCCTCTGCTGTTACTCGTTCAGCGTTCCGTTGGACTACGCTAGACAAAAGAAAAGCAAACGATAAGCGTTGCTCAATAGTGTCAGCAGTCGCTTTTGTCGTTTGCATATCAGGATATTTATTAAGTTGTAGTGGTTGAATGTCCTCTACACGACCACTTACGAAGTCGCCCTCTTGAGCGTTCTGTAGAAGTTTAGGTCTAGTAATACCATTAGGGTTCACTAAGTAGAGCGTGCGTGCACTGATGGAAGCCATGGTTACAAGTGCTTTTGATAGCTTCTCAAGACTTGTTAAGTCGCCTAAATATTCCTCTACCATAGAACGTCCATAATCTTCGTTGTCGCTCTTTGTCATTCGTAAGACAATATATGGGAATTTTTCTTTAGGATAAGTCTGCTCACTACCTGCAATTTGTACACCATCGACTTCACTGAAGCATTCATAGTTGTCGTCTACTAGGTCGCACTTAGTGTATACTTCAACTTCCTCATCGTCCTTCTTATCAGGGACTAGATTGTATGCTTCAGGTGGCAACGTGCGTTTCAATAGGACGTCTTTAGTAATCAATGTTACGACTGTCCCTACACCATCACGCTGTACTACATAGTGGTTTAGGTCATAGAACTTTGTACCATCTCTATCAGGTGGCAAAAAGAGTGTTCCATTACCTGTGATTAATAGGTGTCGGTTAGCTTCCTGAGCAGTGATACGTACTTGGTTCTCTTCCATAAACCTCATACATGACTGCTCTATTCTCATGAGTGCCTGTTCGACCTCTTGGACTTTCTGCTCGTATACCTCAGGTGAAGCTCCTTGTAACTGTTGCTTCATCTCTGCCGACAAACCCAATTTAAAAAAGCCCTCATTCGGTGGGAATAGGGCAAGGGTTAGCTTTGATGTTAAGTTGTTTACTCCTCGTGCTCCAATAGACTGATAAGGTGTACTAAATTTCTTGTTACCATCATCGTTCTTGTCGTGGAATACATGAGGGAGCGTTAGTTTTGCACAAGCAATCGCTCGCTGTACATAAGGTTCTCTTTTAGTTTCTAATTTATTGTATAGTGCTTTCGCTGATATACCTTGGTCTTGTGGTTGTTTAGATTTTCGTTTCTTAACTGCCATCTATACATTCACCCCATTACCTCGTGTATCGCCTGTGTTCAGTCCTGTAGTAGGAATTTGTAGGTCTTTCTTACCTCGTGCTTTACGTTTACGTAAGCCACCACCTTTAGTGTCGACATACTCTTGATCTGTCTCATCGGCTCCTTGCGGTGCCTGTGGTGCAGGAGTAGGAATA